GGCGGCTAAAGCAGTATCGGCGAGAGCAAGTCCTCCAACTCCATCCCCGGCGGCGAGGGCAGTCGCGGCGATGGCTTCCTGTGCTGCGATCTGCTTGGCAAGAGCCACGGACATATAGGCATTAACAGCTAGGTAGGCGGTACTCGCGGCCTCCCATGCCTTAATGGCAAGGGCAACCCCACCGACAATTCCACCGAATATGAGTAGGTCTTTGCCGTACTTTTCAACAAATGTCATGAGTTTAGTCAGGATGGGAATAAGAAATCCACCGATGCGTTCTTCAACGAGTTTGAATTGGGATTTGAGAACGTCAATCTTGCCCGAGAAGGTATCGAGATAAGCAGCGTTTTGACCTGACAACTTTTGATTCAGTTGATCGAAGGCTTTGTTAATGGCCTCCTGCTTTGGTAAATGGGAATCTAGTGTGATACCTAACTCCTTGAACGCCTTGACGGAGCCTTGTGTACCTTTGGCTAAAGTGGTGGCGGCCTCAGATAGCGACTCATGCTTATAGCGTGCCAAGTCCATCGCGGTAGTAAGCAGTTGCTGGCTATCTCTCGTGCTACCAGTGGCGGTAATGAGAGTGCCGTAAGCGGTTGCGGTATCGACCGTGGTAAATCCAAGTTTGGTATTTGCTTCGGCCAGTTTCTTAGCGGCCTCTAAATTGGCAGTGGAACCCACCCCAGCGTTAGTCATGGCGGTATTAAGACGGGCAAAGGCTGTCTCAGACTCCATGGCGGCTTTAACGGAGGCAACCCCCATAGCGGCGGCACCAATGGCGACCGTTGCTAACGCGGCAGAGGCAAGTCGAGAAGCCTTGTCAAGATTTGAAATAGAACCGCCAGCCTTGAGAGCCTTTTGGTCCATCTTTTCAAGTTCAGCATTAACCGTTTGAAATTTGGCAATAGCCTCAGAAGCGGTCGCACCAATGACGATATTAACTGGGGAGATACCCATTTTTAGCGTCCCCCCATATTCTTTTGCACGATTGGATTAACGAGTGGCTCAAACTCTCTAAATGCAGGTTCAGCCCACTTGTGAACGCCTGGCGCTCTTTGTGGATAAGCGCCCTTACCCGAAACACGACCACCGACTAAAACTCTGCGCTTGCCAGAGAAGGCGTTACCTTTTCCTGTGCGATTACTAGATTCGAGAATTACCCCGTAATAAGCATCACCATAGCCACGCTTTGATTTTGGTAGCCCAACGTAGGCACCATAGGTTCCGCCCCTGTCCCACTTACGGGACTTGATGCTACGAAAGAGGGTTCCAGATACTTTTGAAGGTGGAGCACCCGCGACGGTTGAATTGTATTTTTTACTCGCCCCGCGCCCTGTATAAGAACGCTTATGGCTCAATTCTTTCTTCATTATGACTTGAGCGGTACGAGCCAACTCATCACGAGTTAGTTTTGTGTTGGCAATAGTTTCCACGCCGTACTTGTCAATCTCACGCATAATGGTCCTAAGGTTTGTTGTTATCATTTTCAACCTTCTTTACCATTGTGTGAATTGCCATCATCCAATCGAGAAGATGTGCTGGTTGTTCATCGACCACAGTAGGAGGCATATGAAACTCAGTAGCCAACGTGTAATACATGAATTCATCATCGGGATAAGTCAGATCATCCTGACGTGGGAAACCTTTAAGCAGGGTCCTCAGACGTTGGAGCTGCTGGAAAGGGTGAGGCATCACGAAGAGTTGTACCCTCGGCCTTTGCAGTTGCGGGGAAGAGGACGGGGATTAACTCCGTGGCCTTCTCACAAAGAGAGTCATAATCTGGAATCTCTAAATCTCCCAGTACCTCGATGTTGAAATTCGGTAGCGAGACGGCTGTAAAACTCCACGCCTCAACGGATAGGGCGACAACGGCCTCAGTCATGGCGATGGCGGCAAGTTGTCCTGTAAGGCTATTGGAAGCCTCGTATAACTTCTTGCGATCTCTTTGACGGATTGATTTTGGGTCGCGCAAAGTAACGGTGTTACCTGACGGGAGTGTGAATGTTTCAGACATTTTGTTCCTTCCATAGATTGTTTCTTCCCCAGAGGTGGAGCAGGTCGGTAGGCAGGCGCATTAACGGGGAAGGGCCATCGCGCTCTTATGTCCTACCGACCTACAGTTAGTTGTTAGGCGAACGTTCCAGAAGGCAGGGCGTTGGTGAGAGATACCTTCATTGCTGAGTAACCAGTAGAAGCGCCCACATCTGTTGTATTAGCGCGAGCCTTCCAAGCGATTTGAACCTCGACGTAATCTTTTCCGCGCACAACATCGGCAGGTGTATAGACCACAGATGTTGAGTGGAAGTTAAGAATCGTTCCAGTGTTCACGCCAGCAGTACCCGCAAAGTTAATGTCGAGTGATGGCTGGGTCGAGTTGAGGTATCGCAAGAGTTCTGTCTCATCTTCAGCGACTACGAGCATATTTCCAGAAACCGATACTGGACCACTAAATAGGTTATACGGTGCGGCGCTTCCAGTTGCGGCGTGGATAGCCGTTATTGGGCGAGAAATCTTTATATCACCTGATTGCACGTTGGTAACTGCGCCGCCGCCGATAGTGATCGTTGGAAAGTAACCTGGCGTTGGGAGGAGTGTTCCAAAGGTCTTAGTTGGAGCCGCCGTAGGTACCAGCGATGAAGGATAGGCAACGGTTTTAACATCGTAAGTGAGTGTTCCCATTGCGTCATACTTGAAAGTTAAATCTGTCACTCCAGCGCCAGGGAAGTAACGCGCGCCTGATGTTGCGCCAAGCCCTGAGTAATCCGTGACTGTGTAACCTTTGGGTTGCGCTGTTCCAGAGTTCAGCGGGGCAAAGACGTGGACGTATGGACCAACACCTGTGGTAACAACATCGGGAAGGACTGAGGCGAGCCAGAATCCGATGGTGTCGGGGTAGGAGAATCCTGTGCAACCCCATGTGGACCAAGCCTGACCGGGGACGGCGGCGAAGAAGTCCACCATTGAGCCACGAAGGCCAGTGTCCAAGAGTTGGGTTATCTCGTCATGAACGGATACGGCAGTGACTGGAATCGAGGCTGTAGGTGCTAGGGCAGTACCGCGAGTTAATTCCTTGGCGATACCGACGTAACTTCTATTACTTGGAATTGGCATTATCTACTCCTTCTGATAGCGCAGGAGCCAAAGGAGTGGTGACTGCGGAAGATTTAATGGATGAGGTGAGGGTGAATCCGCAAGCAACTGCATGATCGGAGTCAGTAAAGAAATCGGCTGGTAGTTCCACTACATCACCGAAATTGACGGTTAATCCGAGGTCTGGAAGTTCAACCTGTTGGTCGATGGTTCTGGTGTATTTCGGCATGGAGGTTTCCTTTGATGAGGTGTGGAATTAAATAAATGAGTAGCAATGAACGCCTACAGTGGCGACAGCCCGACGACCCTCTTGCTCTGGATCCCACTCGGATGAAACGGTGGAAGATTCAGCCCACGCTTCAATTACTGCGGCATTAAGTGAACGATTAGATGAGACGGCAGTTTCAATGGCGTTAATTAAGGCCCATGCGCGGGTTTCTACATCGGTGACGTTATCGCCACCACGAAAGACTCCGATATTGACTTGTAGAACAAAATCCTCACGCATACCGCCAACTGAGAATCCACGCATTTCAGTGCGTTGAATGGAGCGAGATACTTGTGAGATATACATCCCATCATCAACGGGCCAGTCATGTTGAGGCTCGCCTTGACGGATACCAAAGACAAAGTTATCGACGGTTGCCGCCGCGCTCTGCGCTGAGATAAGCGCGATAAGTTGGGTGATCGCGGCGGGAGCTGTGGAAACACTCATGCGACAGAAGGGTGACGACGATTAGGTTGCAGGAGTTCGCGGACAACCCCTGGCATGAAGAAACCGATAGGTGGACCCTTAGGGAGATCATCATCCATTGGGCTACCAGAGCCGCCGCCAAAGGCGCGACCCCCGCCAAGTTCTTGACGTTGGAAGTGAAGGTCGATCATCCGAAGAGTTCCCTCTTTGACGTTAGGGGGAACAACGGCTTGTCCAGCGGTGTAGGTGATAACTACTGAATCTAGACCCGGAGGGAACGCCGTGACGCCGCCCCCGACAGTCCTCCGAGAGATACGCCCCGATGGTTGGAATTCGTAGGAGTAGATAGTTCCAAGATCGGGGGAAGGTACCTGAGTGAGAACGTAAGGGATTGGACCGCGATACTCGGTGACAGAGTGAACTTCAATGAGTGGGCGGTGGCGAACGGTGATGAAGTTGTTGCCACCGTCGTAAGCCTCGTTTTGATAAACCTTTTGTAAAATGGGACCCGTGACGTTTTCAATAACAGGGGTGATTGCATCGAGCAGGCGCAAGAGGCGCGCATCGAATTGACGATCTCCTGAGGCCATACGCAGGTGGTCACGAATCTCCTCTAAGGAAACAAGGCGAGCACCGCCGGGGGTTGATAAATCTTCTTCAACGGAAACGGATTGGTAACCTTGAATTGGGAAGCGTTGTACTGCCCCGCCAGTCCACGCGACTAGCCACTCCACGTCATAACGACCAGCGACGGAGGTATCTTGGGCGGTCCATGTGTAGGAAACTGCGCCAGTAGCGGCGTTGGTAATAGTGGCAGGCAATGAGGTCGATGGAGCGATACCAGATTGGCTTCGCATAATCATCGTTACACCCGTTGCGGTAGCAAGGTTAATGGCTACATTGCTAGCGTCAACAAGTAAGGCGGTTAATGCTGGTGTGGTACTTCCCCGCTTGATCGTCGTGGTTGCCATTGGCTACCCCCTACTTCGTTGAGGCTTTAGATAAAGTTTTGACTGATGTTTTAATAACGCGCTTTTCGGTAATAGCCACTTCCGGTGCTTCAACTGCGCGACTTACCTCATCGATAGAGACTCCCCAACGGGCGAGTTGCCATTCACATTCACGAACCAACGCCAAGTCATTAACGGACAGGGCTTTTAATCGTGTTGCGAGGACTCGCCGCGCTGGGGTGTCAATTTCCATGATTAGGAAAGAACCACAAGTGGGGTGACTGCTTGTGCAACCTGACCCGTGATTGTTGCTGGGGCGGTGGAGGTAAGTGCTGCGCCGTGAGCAAGTGCGCCAAGACCCAGTGGGCTGTTTGGGAACCATTTGTAAGCAACAGCTACGGCAACGGTTGTCGAGGCCAGAGTTGGAGCAACAGTGGCTTTGACCATTACCGAGGCGTAGAGGTAACCAAATGGAGCGTTTGCGGCGGTTACCAAAACTGGGGCAGCTAGTGTGAATATGAAAGTACCAGAGGCGGCGATTGCAGCGGCGGCACCATCAACTGATTGGGTGAGAAGTGCTGGTATTGCTACTCCTGAATAGAGAGCAGCGAAGGAGTTGGTAGGAGTACCAGCGGCAGTTGCGCCAACGAATACAGTTACCTTGGAGATTACAT